TTACATCACCAACACTTTTAATCAGTTGCCCTGCAACTTCATATGCTCTGGGACTTCCACCTTCCCCAGCAAGCTCCATTATTCCATTGATTGCCTCTTGACCTTTCTCAATCAATGAATATAAATTTGCTCTTGTGTACTCATAGTCCTTTTGAATATCCTCACTTTTTAGTGGTTGAATATTCAAATCTTCTTTTACTTTTTCCACTTCAACAATATCACTTTTAATATTGAGGGCAGAATCTAAACCGTCATAATTATTTGTCATAATTTATCAAATATCCCTTTGTTGAGTTGGACTATAAGATTTAGAATCCCCAAAAGTTTCCCAAGATTCGCTAAATCCAAAATCATCATCTGGACCTGCATCAATAGGATCTGGAGTTACTGTATATCTCATTTCTCTCTTAGCAGTTGCAACATCAGTTGAGTTATAGTAATCAACTTGAACCTTACGAATAAGTCCATCTGTACTTTCTGCAATAGGACCAAACAGATATGTCTTTGCAGTGAAATTGAGTGTATAAATTAATGCTCTTCTAGTAGTAAAATCACCCTCATAATCATCTTGGAATGAAATATTATCTAATACAATGGGAATGTCTTTTTTCTCGCCAATAGAACTTATTAAGTCAATTGTTAAGTTAAACGATGGTTGGAAATATGGAAGTATTTGCTCAATGATTTGTAAAGCATCATCATTTAACTTACAAAAAATACTCAATTGAAATCCAATATTATAAGGAACAGGCATAAAAACTTTTTTCAAATTGGTGCCATCAGATGCTTTAAATGTTTGAGTAACTCCCGCTTTTCTTGTAGAGTCATATTGAATTGATGTCATTTCAAAAGACATTCTTGGCAGTGTTATAGCAATTGCCTTATTCAGTTGGGCTTGCTGCTCAATCTTTGCCAAGAATTTTTGCATAGGACCATATGCAATACCTACTTTTGTTTCGTCAACAACTTCTCCAGAACTATTTTCATGTCTAATATAAATGTTGTTGAATAGTGTGCCGAAAGCAACGATTGTCTTTCGTATGATTTCGTGATAAAAGTAAGTACCTAACATTAGTATTCTCCGAATGGATTAGATTCCGAAAAATCGATTATAGAATCGGCTTCTATTTCAATTTCTTCATTTGCATCATATGGGTCTTCATAACTATCTGTATCATATGATTCTACTATATATCTCGACGAAGATATTGATCCAACTAAAACTTCTCCTGGATAGAATTTTCCAGAATTTATTGCTACTTGCAATTCTATTGGTGGATTGATTGAACTTAAATCTAATCTTCTAGTAAAGTTTCTAACTCTTGCCCGAGCACCAGAAGTTGATCCAACAACAAGCTCGTTGTAAAAATAAGTGCCAATTCCTGTAATGGGTAATGAAGAGAATCCTACAGTTGGCGCTTCAGTGTATCCATAACCGGCATTAACTATTCTAACTTCAGATACTTCAGCGTCTGTGTTTATCACTGCTATAGCAGTTGCAGTCTCCCCAATTCCAGTTGGAGGAGAAATTATAACTTGAGGAGTGACTGCATATCCACTACCACCATCGTTTACAGTAATATTATAAACACCAAATGATGTTGTAGATCCTATGGAACAAGTAGCAGCTGCTCCAGATCCGCCGCCTCCAGTTATTGATATTGTTGGAGTAGTTAAATATCCACTTCCAGCATTTGTCAACACTATTCTTTCAATAGATCGCACTCCAGAAACACTAGTGGTTATTGCGACTGCTGTTGCTGAAATTCCAGATTCTGGGGGTGAAATTGTTACTATTGGGGTGCTAGTATAACCACTTCCATCATTATTTAAAAATATTTCCTTAACATATCCACCAGATATAGATGCCGTTGCTGAAGCAGTTATTCCAAGTCCAACTAAATTTATTGTTGTAATATAACCTTCAGTGTCAACTGTACCATCTACCTCTTCTATAGAGGTGTCTATGAGCTCATTCTCATATTCATACAATTCACAACTTAATTCATAAATGTAGTTTTTACCTAACTGATAAAAAGGTCTTTCAAACTCAACATGCTTTATTTCAAACAATCTCTCACCTAATGGAAAATATATTAAATCCCCTTCCTTTGGTCTACTAATTAAATCTCCAAATGTATAATCTGTAATTAAACCGTCTCTAATGCCTGATGATATACCTTCCAGAAATGGTGCAATAAACTCTTCAAATCTTTCTCTAGAAATTGTTAAATTTACTTCGTTCTTTAAATTTATGCCAAATTTTGACATAATATCAACACCAGGTGCATATCCTTCATAGTTGTTTAGATACGCTTCTATTAAAAAACTATCATCAAATTTTGAAGACTGCACTTCTCTGATGATATCGTCACTTTTAAATATCTTTCTTGGCAAATAATAAACTTCAATACCATATATACGCAGATGTTCATTAATCAAATCCTGAATTAAAAATTGCTCATTAGTAGATCCTTGAAGAAAAAATGGATTTAATGCCATAATTATCCTATGAAATCGTATGGTGGCAATTCGTAATCTGTAGACATTCTTTGCCTGATGCTCTCAAGCTCTTTCTCAGCATCATCATAAAGTTGTCTTCCGTTTAATTCAATACCTCCAGGAAGTTTCACTCCTTGGAATTTGATAAGATTTTGTCCCCATTGCCTTTTTATCAATGAGGTCAAATATTGCTTAAGGAAACCATCGTTATAAACGTTTGTATATGTATTTGGATCTAAAATCCTATAACAATCAATAACAAAGTAAGTATCTAAAGAAGCTGCTCCCCAATCAATATCAAGATATAGTCTGTCTTGTCTTTTATTATATCTTATTTGTTTATCTGGAGTGAGAAGGAAATCAATATCTTCTAAGTATGTTTTAACCATGGCATATTGTAAAAGTTCAACTGAGTTGAAATAATACAAGTCATTAAGAAAAAGTTGATACTTTATACTGAACATTCCTCCCGATATGGAGCTAGTATCAAACTTAAATATCTTCTCTATACCTATAACAGAATCTGGAACTTGAATAAAATTGGAGGTTTCATAAAATGAAGATGATACTGTCCCATATCCACTAATGTTTGTTGATGTTGCGGTAGTGGTGACAATTCCCACACCGTCAGTATTTTTAGCTCTTCCTCTATCCAAATCCTCTTGAGTAATCTTATATTTCAAGAACATTCTTTCGACACCATCAAAGTGTCTTTCCTGGAAATATTGAAGTGCGTCATCGACTAAATCGTCAATTTGGTCATCGTCAACATTAATTTCTAATACTGGAGCACCTAATCTTCTTAAACAATAGTCTATAAGTTGTTGTCTACTTGCAGGTTTTGCCATTAGAATTCTCCTCCATCTATAACTGAAGTCCAGGTAGGAATTCCTACAGCATCTGTTGTAAGGATAAAGTAGTTTGTTGTCACTGCATTTTCTGTACTTGCAGCTCCTACTAGTTTCCCATTGTCATCAAAATATGCCACACCATTTGGACCATCATAGTCCCCTAAATCATAATAAATTCCCTCAGTTACAGTTACAAATCCAGTAATACTTACATTATCTTGGAATGTTGAAGTACTTGTAACTAATAAATTTTTTGTAGTTGTAAGACCAGTTACCCCCAGTGTTGCTATAGTTGCAATACCTGTTATATTTGCATTGCGTGCATTAAATTCATCAAAAACTAAATCATCTAAGACATATAAATCTCCACCAACATAAAGATCGCCGCCAGTTGTTGTAATACCACCATTTGCGGCAAGTGTAGTAATTCCAGATGAAAATAGATTAGTGGATGTTACGAGACCTGAGAATAAACCGTCCTTCCATCTTTGGGTTGTAATACCAAGACTATAGACTCCATCAACATTTGGCACCAAGTTTGATATAAATTCACCTTCTACATCAATGTCATCACTATTGGTATCGCCAATACCAATTGTACCACCTCTAAAGGTGGCGTTTCCGATGAATTCTGAAGTGCCCTCAACTTTTAAATTATCTTTTACAAATAAATCACTACCCACATAAAGGTCTCCACCAGTTGTAGTGATTCCTCCGGCAGATGCTAAAGTTGTTACTCCAACAACACTTAAATTTCCAGAAAGTCTTGCGTCTCTTGCTGAGACTTCATCTAAAACTAAATCATCTGCAATATATAAATCTCCACCTACATAAAGGTCACCACCAGTTGTAGTGATTCCTCCTGCAGATGCTAAGGTAGTTATACCTGTTGACTTAAAGTTATCATTTACTACTAATCCATTTAAAATATCAACAGCAGCATTAATATCTAAATCTGACGAAAATGTTGAAATTCCACTAATTACAATATCGCCAGAAACATTTAAATTTTGCCCAATTCCAACTCCGCCAGAGACAATTAATGCCCCATTTGTGGGTAATGTTGAATTGGTAGTATTATCAAAATATGCAATACCTTGAATAGTTGTGCTCGACGAATCGATCACACTTGTCATAATGAATTTTTCTGTCGGAAGATCCCAAACAAGAATCATCCCATCTACGGTTTTAAGCGTAGAATCTATGTCACTTAGATTAAGTAATTTTGTTGGTGGCGCAGCTGCATTAGATAAGACACGAATTACATTCTGAGAACCAATTCTGTCGTTTATGTTTGGCATTACGTGGTTACCCCTGGTCTTACTAGTGCTGCGCCCTCTACAGCTTTAAATTCTCTACCCTCATTAAAAATTTTAACATCATAAACATATCTTCCTGGTTTCAATAATACAGTTTGTGAGGCAGATAGTGATATTGAAATAGTTCCCTGCTCAGGACTAGTAATTGTGGATGCGAACGAAACGGAAGATGAGCTTGTATATGTTTTTTTTAATCTAGCTTCAGTTGATGCATTAGTCAATATTAAAGGTTCATTAGTTCTAGTGTCCTCCAGTTGAAAGGAGGTATCAAAAGAGTATCCTTGCTCTATGACTATATTGGATACATAAACTGCCATTATTAAAATTAGTATACCTTTAGATATTTATATTCTAAAGATTCATTAGTTGAGAAACCGCTTCTTGCTGTTTCAAATATAATTTGAAATAAAGTTTTGCAAAAAGTTTTAATTCATCTTCTGTTAGATTGTCAATCACTCTAACGTGCTTCTCATACTCAAATAATTTATCAATAGACTCTAGTGTGATATCATTTGGATCCATTAACAATCTCCCTTAGTAAAGATTTAATTTCTTCAATATCTTTTTTCATTTCATCCAAT